TTTTTTACCTATTTTAGATTTAATTGAGTGAACAGTGATAAAAATACCAGTGGGTTGTAAAGTTTCAGGATCTAGAAATTCGAATTCTTTAGCGTTTGATTTTCCGATTTGGGATAGCTTCATAGGAGTACCTTATTTTTAAATAAGGGTAATTATAGCGATATTAGTATATAATTGCTATGTTATGTATTTGATAGAGGTACTCATTCCCCCGTCAGTATCTCTATCAAATTTATAAGGCGGGGGTCTTTTATGAGAATTGGAACACTATTTAGTGGTATCGGAGTACCTGAGCAAGGAGCAAAAAGAGTTTATGGCGATGATTTAGAAATGGCTTTTGCTTGTGAATATGACAAGTTTGCAAGACAATCGTTTGAAGCTAATTACGAAATAGACGCATTGCATTTTCACAAAGACATTCACAATATGGACGGCACACAGTATCAAGGCAAAGTAGATATTTTAATCGGTGGTTCACCGTGTCAAGCGTTCTCTATTGCAGGGCTACGAAATGGTACTGATGATGAAAGAGGACAATTAATATATCAATACATCCGTATCGTGGATGAAGTCAAAGCACCTGTTATCGTATATGAAAATGTCAAAGGGATGTTAAGCATACAAGGCGGTAAGACGATACGTGAGTTTGTTCAAGCCTTGCGAGATATTGGATATTACTGCCACTATGAAGTAGTAAATACGAAAAACTATGGCGTTCCACAAAATCGTGAGCGTATCTTCTTGGTTGGTTTTTTAGATCACGAAGCATATCACCGTTTCAGTTTTGCACCAAAGCAAAAGCTAGATAAGCGATTAAAAGACGTTTTAGAGGATGAAGTGGATGAGAAGTATTATCTAAGCGATAAAATAATCAGCGGTTTTTTAGCAAAAAATGAAAGATACGAGATAGAACAAAAATCCAAAGGTTTTACTTTTGCACCGTCCGATGTTGAAAAACCATCATCATGTTTAAATGCACGATATTACAAAAGTGGTGTGGCTGATATTTATATTGACGTTATCGGCTTACTAGACTGCAAAGGTACAGACCAAATTCGTAGAGTTTATGGAGTTTATGGAGTTGCAGCGACACTAACTACGATGCAAGGCGGTAATCAAGAACCTAAGATACAAATACCATCAGCTACAAAATGCGGTTACGAATTAGCAGAGAGTGGCGACAGTATAAATCTATCTGTACCAAACTCAACTACACGCATAGGACGAGTAGGGAAACAAGTCGCACAGACTCTTGATACTCAATGCAATCAAGCAGTAGTACAACAACGTATCCGCAAACTAACACCAAGAGAGTGTCTAAGACTACAAGATTTTCCCAACACATTTAAACAAGTAGTTTCCGATTCGCAAATGTATAAACAAGCCGGTAATTCAATGAGCGTAAACGTGCTTGAAATGATTTTTAGACAGATAGAAAAATCGAAGATAGTTGGAAATAGTGGGGGATTGTTTTAAGGGCAAAAGCCCCTAAATTATACGGTCGTACCTGCTGCCATATTCCACACCATTCGAGAACAAACCTTCATAGAAGTTTTATAAACTACTGCTGCATCTAAAGCGATAGTAACTCCACTTGAAAGATTCGCTACTTCAAAATGAATGTAAGTAGGGTGAGGAGTTACTCCAGTTGTAGGAGTATCGTTCAATTCAACTATCAAAATACGACGCGTTTTAGCGTCAAACATTGTTCGTAAATCAGATTGACCAGTTGCATCTTGAGAATCGAACAAGAACTCTACTGCAATTTCACTTCCACTGATTGAACCGACTGAAACTTGGAAGTCGTTAGAATCAATACATTTATACTCAGTAGATGCACGAGTCTCTACTAAATCCCCAAATGTTTGAAAACAAGTAAGTTGTTCAGCCGTTGCAATAGCTGTCTCAATGTTAGATACTGTAGTTAATACAGCTGATGTGGGTACTAAGTACGCCTTTGTAAGTTGTGAGTCTACTAATATTGCCATGATGGCTCCTTATGTGTGATATATATCATTAAAATTATAACTAAGTTTTAGAATAGCATTTATATCGGATAGTTATTGGAATTTTATAATGACCAGATCCATCATTCATACCACCGCTTGCATAGGAAGGCTTGTTTACTGTTAGCCCAGTTGCAATGACTGTACCGACTTTAAAAGCCGTAATAATCTTATCCGCTAACTTTGAGGCATTGATAGCACCGACTCCATCGAGCGAAACAGCGTCAATTTGAATAATTCCATACTGATATTCGCATCCATCGATTGAAGCGTTCTCAGTAGGTGCAGGAATTACGTATACCGCCATATATTCAGCGGGTACAGTGGTGTATCCTACGTTTGGATAAAAAACTTTTGGTAATCCGCTAATAGTGGATATTTTCGTAAATATGCTTGTTAAAATTGTTTCTGTTGTCATTTAAAGCCTTTTAATGATGTAGTTATCTTTTCAACAGTTAGGCGCATAAAGCCCGATGGTGCTTGTTTACTACGTCCATACTCTAAGCCACGAATATAAGGTAAATTATTACTAAGGAAAAATACTTTACCACTTGCTTTTTGAGCAGTAGTAATAGCACCAGTTATAGCTTCACTTTCATTTCGTGTTTCACTTGTTGCAGTCGAAGCCTCTCCGATTGTAGCGTACCAATTACCACGAGCTCTACCTGTATCCACTGGCGTCATTTTAATTATGTTTGTCGAAGCCTCTGCACAAATGGCCACGACTGCATTATCAATACTTAATCCAGTACGTTTGGCATAATTTGCGATTCCTGATGAAAAACTCATACCCGTAACTGTACTTTATAGATAAGAGTAACATAAGCAGGTTCAACAACGGAAACAGATACAACACTATAAACGATACTTCCGTCCACGATCTTATCAGCAATAGTAACTAATGAGGCTGTCAATAGCTTTTTATCAGTTGCAAGTATAAGGCTCCCGTCGATTTCATTTAACCCATACGCTACAACTACACCATCAATAGGAGTATCGACATTAACTTGCGTAGGGTTCCATTCGTCGCCTGAACTTGTCACGGTACGTTTAGATACTGATTTGCCGAACTTGTTAATCAGTGTTGTTGCCGTAGCTTGTAATTTTGAGTAATCATACTTTGCCATTATATTCTAACCGATCTCATTGGTGAATGCAGAAATGGTCGCAAAATATCATTAAGCTTTCTAAACTGATTTGAGCCAGTCGTACTTCCGTCTTGATATTCCACTTCTAGCACGTCCACTTTTTCGCGCTTGATACTCTGCTCTATTGTCTCTTGCAAGTCGTAACCCTCACCGATTAAAATAGCCCCTATCATTTGAGCATTTTTGATTTCAGTTGGTACGGTGCTATCTGAATAATCAAGGATAGCAATACGAGGAAACTGTAGGACTTGACCATATACACTTTTTGCACTAATATATAAGCGTGTCTCTAAATAATCCATAGCTCTAATGAGTAGAATTGACTTATCGCCAGTGATGCTTATACCACGTGCGCCTGCGTAGGTAGTGAGTTCGTCTTCGGTAACGTAACTATCTGTGCCAACTGTGACCATGTTATTCCTTTAATTATTGTGACAATCAGCTGTTACAACTTGTTTTATAATTGTAACATCTATTTCACTATTCACATTTGCTACTATGTTTTCAATAACGTAATTATCAGATTGTAGTATTGTAATAGGACTTCTAACAACAGAAAATGAAGGCTGTATGATTTCTATACTTCCGCTACCTTTTGTATTTTGCAGTAGGGTTAAAGCTGTACCGCTCGAAAGAGAACTTAGTGATAATAGCAACTCGCCAGTTGTCACGGTAGTACCTTATTCCATACCGCACTTGCTATCTCTTCTAATGTGAAGCTATCACTTCCGCCAGTAGTTAGTGTACGTTGGTAATATTCCCATACGTCTTTAGCTGTTAGATTTTCTGTAACTCCTACGGTGCTACCACCCATAAAGCCTTTTGCTTTTAAGTCTCCGCTAATTGAAGCTAATGAGCCTATTGATATTTCAGCATTACCCAAAGCATTGACGGTTAAATTAATAGCACTTGATGAAGTTGTTGAGCTTCCGTATCCGTCAAATATTCCAACCATATCAGCATTAATCGTTATAAGTACATTTGAGCTACCTACACCGCTTACCGCTCCTACGATTTCACCGTTTACCGTAGTAAGTGTTACCGAGCTTCCTATACAATTTAAAACGGATATTAAGTCAGCCGTAACGCTTGATAGTATAGTGATACTTCCGTCTAGTTGAGCAGTTGCAAAGATAGTACCGTTCATAGTAGATAATGATGTGATACTACCAACCAGTCCAACCGTTCCCGATAATGTCCCGATAGCCTCTGAAAGTGTAGCTATTGAGCCGTTATTCCCGTTTGAGTTTGCATTAACTAAAGCTAATGAGTAACCACTTATACCACCTGACTTCATAGGTAGATAAAAAGCTTTACCTCCATATCCATTAGGCAAAGAGGTAGTCTTATCGAAACTATCTACACCAACCATAGCAATAGATGAGTTCATCCAGTTAGTATTATTTATAACTCCCCCCGTTTGAGTAAGAGGGAGTTTATCTAGGAGATTTCCGCTACCAAGTAACATCTATCATCCATTCGCTGTTTCGATGTAGCCGATGAGCGGTGTATTGGAAACCGTAGCAGATGCAGTGAAAAACAGCATATTGAGATTAGCACCATCCATAATACGAGGCAATGATGGTAACTGTGTCATCAAATTACGTTCTGCCATAACTCCTGCGGTTGTGAGAGGTAGTGATGTGAGAGGTTTGCACAGTACCAGTGCCATACTTCCCGATGTCATAGTGGCGGATAGTTGGATAGATTGCACACTCCTGATTCCAGTATCACCCGCTGCGAGTGGTAGGAATGGGAAATATTTACCCGCTGATGGGTCACTATGAATAATATGCCCTTGTACCGCTGTTGTGACTGAACTTACTGTCACTGGCATAGTCCGTCCTGCTACTCCTGCTTGGTTGGTGTAGGTCATAGTTATGTTTGGAACACCTGCACCCATTGTCCCTACTGCTACTATATACGCTCGCACTCCTGCACCGTCAGTGTATCGAGGCAATGAGAGAGTATTAATAAGCGTTTGAGCAGTTGTGAGAGTATTCGTTGTGAGTGGGTAGTATCCCAAAACATCAACGAGTTCCACGATAGACGGGACAGCAGTCGCAACGGTGCTCATCAGCCCGATATTAACGAGATGTTTTGTATCAGGCATGACATCACCGCCATGCCAAATGCCCTTACCGTCAATATCGTGCATATCATTAAACGTGAGATTCGTCCCTGCATAGAGATTTTGAATAGGATTACCATTTGATAAACTCAGATCATAACAGCGTCCTGCGGTGAACGCTACACCTGTAAGCTTGTTAAAATCTTGTCTCCAAAACTTACCATTTGTTGTGACTTCACTTATGAAATCATCCATTGATGCAAAACCTGCCATAATTAATACTCCTTAATCGTTTATGTTGGGGTCGATGCTATCACATAGCACCGTTGCGTAAGTATCGTGGTGTTTCATCTTATACCGCTACAGATATGAGCTATGGCGCAGGTATACCTATCGCTAACTATTACGCAAGTACACCATTGGTGCAAGCGGAACTCCCTACGAAAGAGGGAATTTTTCACGGTATCAATAATGATAAATTTCTCCATAAGCTTACTATTCATTCGGTGGGTTCTACCGGGTCATTTACGTTATTGGATTATCTCTCTTATATACCGTTTTTAGATGGAGACAGTACGGATGAGCAAGTATTTGAAACTCATCCATTAACTAGATACTCAGATGGCAAAGGTGTACAAGCTATGCTCGTATCGCAAGGTAGCGGAACACTAAGTGGTAATGCAACACTTAAATATACCAATAGCGACGGTGTGACTGGGCGTACTGCTATCACTTTTTTAGATGGTGCAAGTGGGGTTGGAACATTAATCCATCCTCGAAGTAATTTCCTGCAACTGCAACAAGGTGACAGTGGAATACAAGCAATCGAAAGTTTTACGTTTGCAACTGGTGTCGGTGGTATCTATGCGATTGTGCTTGTTAAGCCAGTGGTGACGTTTGGAATTTCGGATATTACTGCACCGTTGGAAAAAGACTTTTTTAGTCAGACAATGGATATGCCAAAAGTACATAAAGATGCGTATTTGAATTTTGTGTTCAAATCTATGGCATCACAAACAATCAACTTACAAGCTCAATTAGAATTTGTTTGGTAAAGGGAAACTATGATTTACATTTATTCAGCTCATAGGGTTGTATCACTGGATGGGTTTTATATCACACCGTCGCATACGGACATCGACAAT